AATCTAAGAATAGATTCTGAACAGTTTAGTTCTATACCAAAAAGAGCTTTTCGTATTCGTGGTGTAAAGGTAAGAATTCCAGGTGCAGGAGCAGGTGGATCAGGTACTCCTTCTGTTGACTTACAAACAGGAAGAATTATTTATCCCAGTGGTTACATATTTAATGGAACAATGGGTGCTGCTCAATGGTGCTCGTGTCCAAGTCTAATATTACTCGACCTCCTCACAACTGAAAGGTACGGATTTGGAACGCATATCACAGACAGCAATTTAGATTTATTCAGCTTTATTGCTGCCAGTAAGTATGCTAATGAGTTAGTAGATGATGGTTTTGGAGGGCAGGAAGCTAGATTTAGCTGCAATGTAAATATACAGGGATCTAGTGAAGCGTTTACTTTGATAAACGAACTAGCTGGAGTAATGAGATGTTTTCCTATCTGGTCTGAAGGTTCTGTCACTATCTCACAGGATAGACCTACCGATCCAAGTTATCTCTTCAGCTTGGCGAATGTAGGTGAAGGTGGGTTCAGCTACTCAGGGAGCAGCTTGAAACAAAGACATACAGTAATAAATGTCAGTTATTTCAATATGGATAGTAGAGAAATAGATTATGAGGTTGTAGAAGATACTACTGCTCAAAATAAGCTAGGAATAATCAAAAAAGATGTAAAAGCATTTGCCTGTACTTCTCGTGGTCAGGCTCAGAGGTTAGGTAAAGCAATTCTATTTAGTGAGCAACAAGAAACTGAGGTAGTAAGTTTTACCACATCAATAGATGCTGGAGCGATAGTTAGACCTGGGTCTGTTATTTCTGTCAACGATCCAGTTAGAGGAGGGGAGCGTAGAAGTGGTCGTATAAAATCTGCCACAACCACTGCCATAACAGTAGATAATGTAAAGGATCTTGATACTTTTACAGGTACAAATAAAAAGTGCAGCGTTATATTACCTGATGGATCAGTTGAGACAAAGAATGTAATAAGTTTACTTAGTGGTGTTATATCTTTAGATTCTGCTTTATCTGCAACACCAAACGTAAATAGCATTTGGCTTATCCAAAGTTCAACTTTAGAAGCTCAAACTTTTAGAGTCATAACTGTAGAAGAACAAGATGGTATTAACTTTGCTATAACAGCACTTACTTATATTGACGGTAAATATAACAATATTGAACAAGGTATAAGTTTACCTGCCAGAAATATTTCGTTATTAAACGAACCAAAAGATCCACCATCAAACCTACAGGCATCTGAAAGAATTGTTGTCATTAATGCTCTTGCTGTTACTAAATTAATTTTATCTTGGGTTTCTGTTACAGGTGTTAGTCAATATCTTGTCCAGTATAGATTTAACAATACAAACTGGGTAAGTGAAATTGTATTTAGACCTGACTTTGAGATATTAAATACTGAGGCTGGAACGTATGAGTTTAGGGTTTTTTCATATAATGCAGCATTGAAATTATCAGCAACATCGAGTGATATAACTTTCAATGCTGTAGGTAAAACAGATCCACCTGGTAATGTTCAAAACTTATCTATGGAGCCAATTACTAATAAGTTGGTAAGACTTAGATGGACGAAAGCTGTAGATCCAGATGTTCTTCACGGAGGACGAGTTTATGTTAGGCACAGTAATTTAACAGATGGTAGTGGTACATTTCAAAACTCCGTTGATCTTGTTACTGCGTTAGCTGGAAATACCACAGATGTTGTTGTTCCTTCTTTGGAAGGTGAGTATATTCTTAAATTTCAAGACGATCAGGGAAATTTCAGTACAGGAGAAGCCAGTGTAATACAGGATTTACCTGATTTAATTGATACTCAGGTAATATTACAAGACAGAGAAGATTTGGATAGTCCTGCATTTCAAGGTGCAGATACTAATACAACATTTAACAACACAACTAGTGCTTTACAACTTACGAATCCAGCTACAAACAAAACAGGAGAATATGCTTTTAAAGATATTTTAGATTTAGGTGCTGTATTTTCTCTTGATTTGAAAAGAGTGATACGTTCTGTCGGTTTTGTTATAGGAACAGATATAGAAACAATTATCCCTAGTGGATCGTTTTGGGATGATTATGCACAAGATGGTAACTTCGATGGTGCAGCAGCAGATGAAGCAAACTGTCAGATACAAGTAGCAACATCACAGACAGCATCAGGGTCATTTGGATCGTTTAATAACTTTGCCAATGGAACATTTAAAGGTCGTAGATTTAAGTTTAAATTAGTGCTTGAGACAACAAATGTTTCTCAAAACATGAACGTACAACAGGCAGGATATACAGCAGAGTTTCAGTCAAGAACAGAACAGAATTATCAGACAGGAGGTAGTACATCTACATTACCTCAAAATTCTGGAACTTCTGCTTCTGGATTAGACGTAACATTTGCTAAGCCATTTTTTGTAGGTGTCAGTGGCTTGGGAGGTTTGAATCAATTCAAACCATCTGTCGGAATTACAATTATGGGTGCTGCTGCTGGTGAATATTTTGTTATTAAAACAGACTCAAACGGTGATTTTCTTAATGCAGCAGGAAATGTTGTTACTGGTACAGGATTTAACATCAAGATATTAGATAGTTCAAACAATCCTGTAAATAAAAAGTTTACATTTCAAGCTGTAGGATATGGTAAAGGGGTGTAATATAGAGGAAAACATTGCTTAGATGAGCCAAGTTTCCGATTTTAATGTAGCGAACGCATCAGGAGCTTCTGTCCGTAGCGACATAAATGCAATATTAGAAGCAATAAAGACTTGTAATAGTGGTGGCTCAGATCCGTCAAATCCAGAACAGTTTATGTTCTATGCAGATACAGCAGATAATAATAATTTAAAGATAAGAAACGCAGCAAATAATGCATTTACCACCATTGGTTCTGTTGATGAGGCAAATCTAGGTTTACTGCCTAGAGCAGGTGGCACAATGACAGGCCAGCTTTTAGGTGATGATGGGTCGGGTGCTGGATCTCCAGCCTATTCATTTGATTCAGACACAGATACAGGAATGTTTCGATCGGGTGCTAACACAATAGGATTTGCAACTGCTGGTACAGCAAGAGTCTCTATTAGTAATGCTGGTCTTGATATGACTAATGCTTTGCCTATTAGATTTCAAGATTCAAGTGGTTCTCCATTTGTTTCTTTAAAGTCACCTAGTTCTTTATCAGGAAATGTAGATCTTACTTTACCTTCAAGTATTGTCAGTGGTGGTTTTATGCAGACTGATGGTTCTGGCAATCTATCATTTCAAGTTGTAGCTGGAGTTCCAAGTGGGGCAGTATTTTGTATTGCAGTAGCTTCTGTTCCTTCTGGTTATTTAGAATGTAATGGTGCAGCAGTCAGCAGAACAACTTATGCTGCTTTGTTTGCTGTTATTGGAACACAATATGGTGCAGGTAATGGAAGTTCAACATTTAATATTCCTGATTTAAGAGGTGAATTTATTAGAGGTTTTGATAATGGTAAAGGCACTGATAGTGGAAGAAGTATTGCAAGTTCACAATCAGATCAAAATAAACAACACAATCACTCTGCTTCTGGATCAGTAGGAGATCACAGACACGCTTATGCTTTTGCACAGGGTAGTGGAGGTGGTGTTGGTAATGATTTTGCTGGTTCTGGTATAAATAGCGTTACTCAAAGTGGTGGAAGATTGGCAGAATTAGAACAAGGTGGTGGTAATGATGGTCAAGATTTAAGAGGTTTTACAGCTAACACCGATAATACTCAACCTTCTCTTTCTGTAAGTGTTGGTAATGATGGTGGGGGAGAAACAAGACCACGCAACATAGCTATGATGTACGTAATAAAAGTTTAATTATGGCAATTATTCCTGGTGTAAAAAACTTTACAGTAGATCGAAGAGCAGATTTTCCTATTCGTCTTACTTTTAAGGATTCTACTGGCACGGCAATAAATCTAACAGGATTTACTGTTGCAGCACAGGTTTATAACGAGGATAGAAGTACAAAGTTTGCAGATTGGTCTGTTTCCTATGTTGATAGATCAAATGGGATTGTTGATATATCATTGAGCGATACTGACACTGCAAGTTTTACGCCTAATATTTTGTTTTATGACGTATTATTAACAGAACCGAGTGGTAGCAAAAATTATTATTTAGAGGGTAAACTATT